GTGTTCGCCACGACGTTAGTACTGACACTATAACTTGCAGCGTTTATCGATGTGATCGCAGTAGCGTTTACCGTGATCGCCGTAGCGAGTACGTTAGCAGAGTTTGCTAGGTTGGCGAGTGCGTTCTCTAGTGACATTAGCTTCCCGTGTTAGATGTCGAGGTGTTGGCCAGCGCCGCTATCTGAGCCGCTATAGCCGCGAGCTGAGCCTGCAGCTCTGCGATGGTCGGCTGAGGAGACGCGGGAGGCGGCGGTGGAGGGACGTATGGGTTTGGCGTGTTACCGTCTGCGACCCAAGCTAGGTACTGCTGATAGTCCACGTTACCTGGATCAGCTGGAATACAAGATTTATCAGCATCTCTGATAATAATTGATGTTGATGTAAGAGTGTATGTCATGTCCAATTCCTTAAAAATCTGCTGAAAAGTTGTATATACCACCTCTAATTCGTCCAGCTTGACCGACAGTTAAACCACTTGTTGCTGTTTCTATTTGTGCAATAAAGTCTGTAATAGAACTAGAAGTTACTGATGAAGTTGAAGTATCACTTCCGTTGATAGAATATGTCCAAGTTCCTGAATATGAAAATGTTGGAGTTACTCTCATTTTGACTGGATGCTGAACAAAAGAAACTGTAGTAGTCGTGCCTTGCGCTTGAAACATGACTCCAGGCGCTGTAGATGTTCCAGAAGTATAATAATATCTCTGACACAGCGCTAATTCAGTTCCATATAGTCTTCTCTCAAACGCAGTAGCGGCAGAACCCGCTTCGAGTTGGACTCCTGTGATATAGATGTTATCATCAGCACCTGCTGTACCGGTCGGTGTATATCCAAAAGCCACTGCCATTTCTAGAGCATTAGACGCTACAGATCCAGTGAATGAGTATCTAGTCCAAGTAGCAGTAAGAGTCTGCGTAGCGTTCACTACATAAGCGTTTCCAGTATACCCTGACGCTGGACCCGCACTGAATGTCGCAGCAGATTCGTCTGCAGATGTTCCAGTACAAACGCGAACTGTCATTGTGCCGCCAGAATAATTAGCTCCGGTCTTTGCCCAGAAAGACAGAGTGACAGACTGAGACTGCAGATCGATCATATTGACTGATTCTATATTCTGTGCAAACCATACAGAATTTACGTTAGTATTTCCCGATGGTCTTCCAAACGCTGCAGAGTAATTAAACCCAGTAGGAACGCTAGAGCTCTGAACTATCTGCTGTTGAAAGACGTGCGCTCCAACAAATCCATACCATCTGTCTGCAACATACGTTGTAACGTTACCAATTGTAGTATTAGACGTACCTCTCTGCCAAAATTGCATACCACCGTTGATGATACGGTTCTTCATACCCTGATAGTAGTTTATCGCGGTGTTGTTCACATACATGTTGCTGTTAGCGTCGAGAGTTATATTGACGTTCGCGCTAGTTGGATGCTGTAGGTTTACGACTTTAAGATATGACATTAATGTTCCTTATTCATATAAGGCGTTGACTGTACCTTGAGTCCAAGTCGCAGTGCCAGCAACGGATCCAAATCTAAACTGAGTTAGTGTTGAAGAAAGTGCTATTGTTCCACCAAGTTCCCAAGTATTATTAGAACTAGAATAAGCGCCACAACCAGAAATTACCCAAGTGTTTGCTGTTAATAAACACATCGTAACTATACCATGCATAATATCATTAGAAGAACCTGTTGGAAATACTATTCCACTACTCCAGTTACCAGCGGCACTTGATCCGCCAGTATAAGCCTCTCCGCCAACATATCCAGTAGTAACAAATCCGCTTGATGTTCCTAATTGAATACATTTGTCTGATCCGCTATTATTTTGTAAATAACTTATCATAATAGTAATTCGCCTAACCCAAGAAGGTATATTAGTGAAATTTGTATAAGTTCCTGATAGTGTTTGAGAACCAAGTGTTGTAAGAGGATTAGCTAATAATGTAGGAACAACTGTACCAGTATCAGCAGAAGTGATGATGTTTCCGTTAACAGCAGGAATATTAAGAGTAGTCGTCGCAGCTGTGCTCGCAGCGTTTAGCGTGACCGAACCTCCGCCTGGTGATAGTAGTTTTAGTGGCATTTAATTACCTTTATAATTCTGCGTTGTACCAAAGATAACCAGAAGCGGTGTTTATGTATACAGAGTATGGAACTCCAACGCCTTGATTGCCTACAGTAAAAACAAAAACATCTCCAGTAGTAGATAAATTCCAATGAGTTATTGATGATAAAACAACAATTGTCGCTGATTTACTAGCATACCAACTGAAATGACTTACCGAACTAACAGAAGCAGTAGGTACAACCCTCATTGTTACAGGAAATACAACGTTTCCTTGAGCGCCTGCATTGCCATTATCCGATCCACAACAAATATTTTGATTATTTCCTGAATACGATAAGAAATATCTTTGACACAACGCTAACTCTATACCATATGATCTACGTTCGAACGGCGTCGCTACTGAACCTTGTTCTAGTTGGACACCAGTGATATACACGTTGTCATCAGCGCCTGCTGTACCCACTGGAGACCAGTTTATATAGACACCTGTCTGTGTTACTGTTGAACCTAGTGTTGCAGTAAATGAAAACCTCTGCCATGAAGTAGTTAGAGTTGCAGTCGCGCTTATAGGTGTAGCAGATCCTGTCCATGAACCTGTAGTCATATTTGCTGCAGACTGATCTGTTCCGGTACCAGTGTATAATGCAACATATATCTGACTAGATGCAGCAGAGAAGTTAGCGCCAGCTTTTGCCCAGAAAGACAGAGTGACAGACTGACCTTGCAGATCTACAGAATTTATAGTTTCTAATGCTTGACCTAAAACCGTAACACCAGTTGTTGTATTTGATACTGGTCTGCCCCACTTTAGTGCGTACTGAAATCCAGTAAGTCCTGAAGCAACTTGTGTAGTTTGTACGCCGGCAGTTCCATTCTGATAAACAAAGAACCTATCTGGTCCTGTATAACCCACACCGTTTAATGTTACTGTTGTAGCAGTCGCTGATCTTTGAAATATCTTAAAGTCACCGTTGATGATACGATTTCTAGGTCCAAGAGAGTTAGTCGTACTCATCTGTGTAGAGTCGCCGAAGCTCAGCGTGTTAGCTATAGACACGGCGTTGGTTGTGTTTAGGTTTAGTGGACCGCTTATCGCACCGTTACCGCTGAGTGTTAACGCCATATCTTAATTCCTAACTTACTGACCAAGTCGAGCCGACCGGTACGGTCACCACTACGCCGGAGTTTATCGTTATAGGACCTGCAGAGAACGCGTTCATGCCGTTTGATATCGTGTAGTTAGCTGTAACGTTAGTCGCGTTCTCGTAGAACGGCGTAGTAGCTAGCGTTATCTGTGAGTTCAATACGACCTGCGCGTTGAACGTGTGCGTGTTGGTCCACGTGTACTGGGCAGAAGTGTTTGTGCCGCTCAGTGGCCCGCCGTTGACGTACACTGAGGACGAGTTGACGACCACATTTACCGTCGAGTTACCGATGAACAGTCCGGACGCCGGACTGAGGTACGTGTTACCGCGAACTACTAGGTTGTTTCCTACGCTTACACCGTTACCCGAGGTGACGAGCTGGTTGACTCCAACAACCAGTCCGTCTGTCTCGAGCTGTAGCTTGTTTACTGACATGTACTACGCCTGCGCTTCCGTCCAAGATAGACGACCCTGAACGACTGCGTTCGCCGTGCCGATGTTGGTGGCGACGACTGTCAGTACGTCCGGCCCGTCTGGGTAGATACTAGTGCCTGGAGTGTTGGTGAGACCACCGCCGAGGATAGAGTTACCAAGATCTCTGAGCTTCGTCAGATCGGCCGTGATGACCGACTGGTTGGTAGAACCCGCCGAGTTAACCGCGTAGAACCCGTAGATCACCTCACCGCCTGATACGTAGCACGGGCCGGTGTGATCCGCGATCTGAGCGAGCGAAGACGTACCGGTAGCGATACGCGCGAACGTGCTGAGGTTGCCGTTTGGACCCGTGTAGCTGGTGGTCGTCGACGTAGAAGCTATCGGCGTGCCGTTTAGAATCAGCTGGATCAGGAACGAGCCGTTGACGAGAGCGTCTGTCGAGTTCAGAGTCAGCTGCATGCGGTTGAGGATCTCTTTAAGACCTAGAGAGCTAGGAACGCCGGAGTCGACCGCCGGTGAAGACCGCACGCTGAACATCGCTACCTGTTGGTTGTACTGCACCGTAGTGGAACCTGTTCCAGCACCTGCCTGCGACAACACGATGCTGTTGTTCGTAGACCCAGGAGTCACCGAGTACACGTACGTGCCTGCTGGGATGTTCGTGCCGGACACGAGCATTCCTGGCCAGATCGGAACCGTGTTAGCGATGCTGACCGTGTTAGAGCCAGACGTGACAGTCACCGACGATACGTTTCCGGCGACGGCAGTCGTCTGGATCGTCTCACCGAACGTAAAGATCAAAGACTTATCGTTGTCAAACTGACCGTCCATGATGACCGAAGTACCCCAGTGAGAGATGGTCGGTGCGAACTGTGGAGCGTGTAGATATACGCCGATAGGAGCCGCGGCCGAGTACGTGTGAGGCGCGTTGGCAGACGCCATCTGATTTACGTTTATCGTGACAGTGCCGGTCGCAGTCGCCGCCTGAGTCATGACGATGTTGTTGTTAGGAGCGCCAGGAACGATAGAGTACACGTACGTGCCGTTTGGAATGCCGGTACCTGTCACGAGCATGCCGGGTTGAACGCCGGTCACCGCGCTGGTCGTTGTAAGAGTGGCTGAGTTGTTCGTCGTCAGCACCGAGGCGACCGTGTTAGACAGCTTGCCTCTGGTTAGACCGGTGAATGTGTTGCCTGACAGTCCGGTATAGCTGATGTACTCGTAGGACGCTGGGTCTGCGACCAGCAGCGTGCCGTTGCTTGGGAATCCTGTGGTGTTTGCCACCTGAAGGATCGAAGTGTTGACGCCGTCTATAGTAGCGCCGAGTAGAGTCTTTGGCGCGATCGTGTTTGTCTCGTATCGCGCAGGTAGGTTACCAGAGCGCATCCACGCTTCGGTGTTTTGGTTGTTGTTGACGAACCTGTGCACGTAGATTACTTTACCCTGACTGTCTCTAAACCCTAGGCGAAGTGAGCCTGCGCCGTACCACGAGTAGTCGAGGTAGAACATCTGCATCTTCGATAGGTCTAGAACTAGGCCGGAAGGACCGGTGCCGTCTAGCTTGTCGATGTTGAACTGTGACTGAGGCACGCGCACCTCTACGGTCTTAGATATGATGGCGTAGTTTGGAGCCACTAGAGTAGCGCCGCGATACGGAGGAGTTATCGTCATCGACGTGTCAGACAGGATATCGAGAACGCGATAAGAAGAGCCGCGGATGACGATGAAGTCTCCAGGAACGAGCTGCTTGGTGAACTTAGTCGTAACACCGTTTACTGTAGCGCCGGTGATCACCGCCGAGCCGTTGGTGACTGACACCCAACCTGCGATCTGGTCTGTGGATCTCCTGCGAACTGCATACAGCGTCTGACCGTCGAACTCAAAGAACATTCCGTTCTGGTTATCAAACAGTCCGAGACGAGTAACTGCCCCGTACCAACTAGATACTGAAACTGTCGGAAGGCCTGTAGCCGGAGTCGCAGAAGGAGTAGACAGAGCGGTGTAGGTGAACTGGAAAGCGTTCAGCACTGATGTGACCACGAACGTGCCGTTGTACGCCGTCTCGTTCGCGCTAGAAACTACGATGGTCGCGCCTGGGTTGATCTGGTGCGCTACTTTAGTAGTTACAGTCACCGTCGTTCCGGAAGAGCTGATATCGTCTACGTTTATGTTTGGCTTGAGAATAGTACCAGTAGAGATCTGAATGCCCTTACCAGACTGGTAGCGGAAGTATCTGCGAGTCTGACGAATCGTCTGGTTATTGTGCGCCTGGTTACCAGTCGTGAACTGAACACCGCCGTCGAACGCGCGATGCAGGTACACACCGTCAGGTCTTGGATAGACCGCTGCGTTAGTCACCGTGCCGGAAGGAGAAGTCGTAGTCAGAATCTGGAACGACGTGCTGTTAGTCACGGCCGCGACCTGATACGACGAGTTGATAGGTCCGCCAGACGTCACCGATGAGTTTGCAAGATAGCAGCCGTCACCGACCTGAAGGCCGTGAGGCTCTGTGGTGGCCACCGTGATTGTGTTGCCGGACACTGTCGGCTGAGATGGAAGGGTGTACGCGGCGCCGGTGTAGAACGAGCCAGTATAGACCTGTGTCAGCGCTGAGTTGTATACCTGACCCGTTGTGCCTGTGAACGCGTAGCGGGCCGTGTACGTGAAGTACGAGCTCTGCTGGATAGTAGGTGAGCCGGCGATCGATGTGCCTAGGCTGCTTGTCAGACCTGGGAACAACACCGTAATTGAAGTAGTGCCGCCGACGAGAACGTATGCTGGATTAGAAGAAGAGGTGTTGTAGCCTGCGAGCGAGCCGGTGATGCCGGCGATCGTGACGTACGCACCCGCCACGAAACCGGTACCTGATGTGACGCTTAATACGACAGAGAGACCCTGTCCAGCTACGTATGTTCCTGCGGCCGCGGCCGAGATGGTGTAGCTAGAACCAGCTGCGTATGAGTTTTCAACTAGGAACGGGCCGTTACCGCCTTGGAACAGAGAGTCCTGCATCAGGAACGGGATACTGGTAGTAGTCTGCAGCGGTGTAGATACGTATACTGTCGTAGAGCTGTTTGTAGCGAACACACCGTTGATCGCGAATGGCGACTGAGTGTTGACGTAGAAGCTCGGGCGGTTATTCAGGAGAGTGAGTGTCTCCCACTTGGTAGGCTGTAGACCGTACTCAAAGTCGGTATCGATAAGGGCCTGAGGTTGCGATGTTCTGATCTTACCTACCGGATCTAGAAACGCCTCATCTGGAGCGAACAGCTCAGCGGGTTCGTCTACTACGATCTGGAGCTGATGTGTGGCAAGCATCGCAGTGGTGTTGAAGCTCAGCGTCACCGTAGTTACAGGATTGGTCGTGTTCGTTCCCTGTGTTATGGAATAGGAAGTAGCAGTGAGCGCAGGATCGCTGAAGTTGTAGATCACCTGATTGGTAGTAACGTTGGTGATAAGAAGTAGGCGCTCGCGCGGGAGCGCTCTTGGAATCGTCACTGTCTGAGTAGATGGTGAGAACGTATATTGTGTATCGAGAATTACTCTTCTTGCCATTGTAAATTTCCTCTATGCTCCAAACATTATATTTATCGCAGAAAACGGGGTCTGCTTATATGAAAAACTGGGTGCAGCGTCTTGACTGGTCCTGTAGGTCCCGTAGAAACTCATGCCCGGCATCGGCGCGGTCGAGAATGATACGTTGGAACCACTTACTACAAACCCAGACTTGAACGTATATAGCTCTGGTAGGTTCTGAAAGTCTCTAATGTAGCTGGCTGGAGTGACAGGAATCCCGCCTATAACTATATTTATCATACTCGGATTTGATGGTGTAATCGATACGCTGTTTACTGTAAGCGCGAACGTGTTTGAGAACCCGTTGAACTGATGAGAGAAGTCGTCTATCAGGTATGTGGTACCAACACCCTCACCGTTGGCATAAGTGTGGTTAGTGAAAGAGCCGGTGACAGCCACTACCGCGTTTGAGAACGTGGCGGTGTTGGTCGTGGCGTTTGCCGTTACGAACTGACCGAGTACACTGAGCTGTTGGTTCTGTGACATTAGTTACCTTGTGTATTAGAAACTGGTGTGATTTTTGCATTCCACATATCAATATATTTTTGATAATCTGAAATATCGGTTATTTCTTCTTGTAATTTACAATTATTAACAAATTCAATCCAACCAGAAGAACCATTCCATTGTAAAGCATGAAAGTCTGGAGGTAAATCAGAACAATCTATATTCTTAGCAATACCATCTACATAGACAGCATTATCTTCTCTAATTATTGTCAGACGCATCTATCAGCCTCATAGTTTTATTTTCTTCTCTATTACTATTTGCTATTTGCAACATAGCTTGAATACTGTTCTCTGATGCTTTAACCATTTCGTTTCTAAAACTTTCTGTGGCAGCAGCACCTTGTCTAACTTGTCCTGCGTTTTCAATCAATAAATGTGGTAACCACGCAATTGAACATCCCCATTCATCAATCTCTTTACCAGTATTCATATCTTTACCACGAACTTGAATGAACCAGTTACACTGTAACTGCACACAATCTTTTTTAAGTAAAGGACAATATTTTCCTGGTTTTAATTCCATAATTTAATTTGCCTGTGCTAGAATAAAGTCAATATAATTTACGGCCATATTTATATTAGTACCTGTGAATGTGTGATTATGAGAAGTTGCCGTGAATGTATGGCTATGAGCACCGCCACCACCCGCTCCTATATCATACCATCCAGCAAATCCATCACCTCCTGAAGCTGCTTGAGGACCATTACTATATCCACCCAAGCTGCCACGAATATGAATAGTTTCATAACCACCGCCGCCATGAAGATGGCTTGGAATTTCTGAAGTAGAAAGTGTGTGACCATCACTTGTACCAGTAACACTAACAGAACTAATTGAACCAGAGACAGACTGAGATGAAAACGCGGAAGAGAATGCTACAGATCCACCATTTCCAACAGAACCAGATACTATTCTCATCGCATAATCATGATATGTAGTAACTTTTGTCCATCCTGTAGGAGCGGCAGACTGTTGAAACGTATGAATAGTACCACTCGGTACTAACCATCCATTTACTCCATTTACTATAAATCCCGTCGATGAATGAACGACATTAACTGAAGCGTTACCTACTGAAAAACCACTAGAAAATTGCACAGAGTTAGCCGCGGTATTTACCGTGACGAGCTGAGCTAGCGTTCCTAGTTGGCTGTTCTGTGTCATAACTTACCTTATGGTTTCTTATATTTATTTTTAACTGTCTTGATAGACGTATAGAATTCTGAATTCTTGTCCAGCTTACCCTCGTCTATCGCGTGCCAGAGCATGTCGAGCTGGTCTTCTATAGACGGATACTCTGTCTTTCTAGATCTCTGGTACTCGCTCTTTAAGTACTCCTGCTTTAGACGATCGATCTCGATATCTATTTTATTTTTATCAATATTGATTAATTTACCAGATTCATCCCACGCTTCTATAATATCATTACCTGTAGATATAGTTACAGCATTAGGATGAACTATTTTAACTGCGTCATGAATCATTGAGCTAACTCCATGACTGTGATATCACTGCTAGTAGTTTGATCTCCTGCATATCCTCTACCATTTACGTAAACTGTTCCAGCCCCAGTCCAAAATTGAACTTGATAAGTCACAGAAGAAGTTGTTGCCGGACTATCTAAAAAACAAATACTTGCATCACTAGTTGATAAATTATATTGGCCTGCAGTATGTCCAAACGAACCGGAAGTGCTAGAGTCAATAAGTGTTCCATTGCGTAGTACGCGACAGTAGGCGTCACCCGCAGTAGACATACCAATTTGACAATTTATTATTAAAAGAATTTTACTAGATACTAAACTTGGCGTTATTGATACTGCAAAATTTGGTACATTAGTTGCAGTTGCAGAAGTTGTAGAAACAACATTCGTAAATGGAACGTTTACTACTTGAATAATAGAACCAGCTGGCATCGAACCTTTGGTGATACCACGTGAAGATACGTCTAATAATCCAGTCGGAGAGGTGCAGGCTATACCCATATTTCCATTAGCAAGTATCGTGACCATTGCATTTGCTCCGACACCAGCATTATATATACTTAAACCATCTCCTGGACCTACAGATATACGTCCATTACCTGTCACATAGTCTATTACTGTACCATCTGAATAACTTCCATTAAATGGACCGATAGAGTATAGACCATTAGATGATGTAGTAGAATATGAGTTTATCGTACCATTAACGAACACACCAGTCGCATTAATAATCATCGTCTGATTTGCAGCGACGCCTCCGGTATAGAAAGTTAAGTTATCTAATGGACCAACGCTTATTCTGCCATTACCTGTAACATAGTCTGTGACTATACCATCTGAATAACTCCCATTAAATGGACCGATAGAGTATAGACCATTAGATGATGTAATATTATTAGCGTTAATGACGTTGGCCGTAATGGCGTTGGTGAATGAGTGTGTGTTAGTCCAAGTGTACTGCGCAGAGGTATTAGTTATAGTATAGTTTAGGGGCACGACGCCTACTACGTCAATGGTAGAACCATTAATAGGCGGTGTAGAGAATACTATGATCGATCCTGAACCGGTGTTGACGTCGGTCGGGTTGCTCTGTCTCACGCCGTTAAGATAGACGTCTAGGTTGTTTGGCGTATAACCGCCGGTGACCGTGAACGTTGTTGCAGAACCTGTACCGGTGAATGTCTGTCTGACAAACACTGAGCTGTTGCTCCAGTATACAGAGCTGCCGTTAGACGTCAGTACCTGGCCGTTCGTGCCATACGAGCCGTTCGCAGATATACCTGCAGTCGATATCATAACTAGGTTAGAGAACGTCTGAGTGTTAGTCCAGCTATACTGCGCAGACGTGTTAGCATAGGTGTATGTAGTCGGCGATAGACCTACGACGTCAATGTATGCCCCGTTTGGAGGAGCGACGGTGAATACTATGTTAGCGCCAGAGCTTAAGTTTACGTCTACTACACTCTCTTGCTTGACGCCGTTAACGTACACGTCTAGATTCAACGGCGTATAGCCGCCGGTGATCGCAAAGTTCGTCGCTGAACCATTACCTGTAAAAGACTGTCTGATGGTAGTAGCGGCGTTAGACCAGTATACTCCAGCGCCATTGGATACCAGTATCTGTCCAGCAACACCGGCCGAGCCGTTAGCGTATATAGTATTGCTTATAACGACATTACCGTTTAGTACGACATTAGCGCTAAATGATTGTGTATTAGTCCAAGTGTACTGCGCGGAAGTGTTAACCCCAGCGGCACCCCAGTATACTGTAGAGCCGTTAGACAGGAGCGCCTGACCAGCAGTACCATATGAACCATTAGCCGATATGCCGGCAGATGTACTAATGGTCACGTTGCCATTAATATTTACGTTCGCGTTGAACGTATGAGCGTTAGACCAGACGTACTGGGCATTGGTGTTGGTGCCGCTGAGTGGTCCGCCGTTGACATAAACCGAAGATGAGTTGATTACGACGTTTACTGAAGAGTTACCGATGTAGAGTACTGTGTTACTTAGATTGACGCCGTTGGAGTTGATGCTCGTGTTGGCTACGCTGTTGCCAAACGTTATGCCGCTCGTGTTGATATTCGTGTTTACTGTGCTGTTGCCAAAAGTAAACGAGCTCTTAGTTACAGTTACGTTACCACCGATATAGAGGTTGTTGGCCACCAGCGGATCAGGAACAGAAGATGCCGATATGATTTGAGACTGAAACCCAAATACGTCAATCGCCCATGTGTTAGACGGTGTGACATAGAAGTTTACGTTGGCACCAGAAGATATATCGACGTCAACGAACGGTATCTGTTTGACGCCGTTTAGATATACTTGAACACCGCCAGGAATGTATCCGCCGGTTATAGCGAAGCTGTTAGCCGTACCGTTCGCGGTGTACTGTTGTGATACTAGTATGCTCGGACCGAAGTTCGAGTATGGGAGGTTGTTTACGTATCCTATGACGTCGATCAGCGCGCCGTTGTTCGGCGGTGTCGCAAAAGTTATAGAGCTGCCGTTTGTCGCGGTTACTTCTGTAGTGTTTCTCGAGAGTACGCCGTTGACGTATACTGATAGAGTGCCAGGCGTGTAACCGCCTGTAACAAAGAATAACGTAGTAGACCCATCGCCTGTGTACTGCTGTCTGACGGGCGTGGATGTGTTTAGACTGCTCCAGAACGAGCTCGTGCCGTTAGACGTCAGTACCTGGCCGAGAGTACCGACGCCGCCGTTAGCGTTGATAGTATTCGCTACGACAGTTATTGTGTTTATCGTGTTAGATACGAATAGAGTATTTGTGGTCTTGTTGAACGTGAACGACGCTAGAGCGTTAGACTTGCCTGAGTCGTTGAACACGATCTGAGTGTTAGATCCAGGAGGCGTGGTGATCGTGTTGATGTACACCGGATCTACGAACACGCCGGACGTATTAGATATGATACCGGTATTCGCTAGTACGTATATCGTACCGACTGTCGTGACAGGACCGCCGAACAGGCCGTTGCCGCTGTTTACTTGTGTGACAGTACCAGTGCCTGCGCCAGTTCCCCAGTACACCGAAGAGCCGTTAGAGAACAGGGTCGCACCTGAGCCACCGAACGAACCGTTGGCGTATATGCCGCCGGTGCCAAAGATGACGTTGTTGACTGTCGTGTTTGTGGAGACTACTAGGGTAGTTAGATTCGCGCCGGTCTCAAAGATGTTCGTGCCATCAGATGAATACAGCTTGCGGTCAGTTAAGTTTAACGCGAGCTCGCCGGTGTTTAGCGTTGATGTTGTAGGCTTCTTGCCTGCGACGCTAGAGCGCTTGAGCTGAAATACTGTATTACCTGCCATATGGCTCCCTCAGACCAGTATATACCGGCGTTAAAATGTATTGTCTTCTGGTATCTTCTTCTTCGCTACTTTCTTAAAATCTGTTGAGTATCTACTCAGCTCTGACTTTAATAATTCGTTCTCATTAAATGTAGTCTGTAGTTCTTGCTTTTGTCTCTCGTATTCTCTATTTAGAGTATCGAAATTCTTCTTTATAGATTCATAGTTTGTCTTTAATTCAGTTACATTATTATTTAGTTCGCCGATCTGGTTGGTATATTCTACGGTATAGTTAGAAGTCTTACCCTCTACTTCTTTCACCTTCTTGTCGGCTTCGGCTTTTGCGTCTATTAGTTTTTGTTTATTTATCTCTTCTATCTCAACGATTCTATCGCGAAGCTTCGTGTCGGCTTTCTTTAGATCGTTTCTCTCAACAGTTATAAGCTCTAGAGAGGTGGATAACTCTTTAATCATGTTTAGATTATTGGAGTTATGTTCGCTGAGCTCTTCGAATTTAGCCTTAAGGCCGGCATACGATACTTCTAGCTGAATAGTCTTTCTAATATAGTCTACTAGAAGCTGTTCTTGTCTCTGCACATACGCTACTGCTATATTCGCCGCCTCATCACCATTTTCCATAATATAATCACTCCTATTTAGAAAGCTCCACCGTCAAGAATATCGTAAACGACAGTGGTGCCGTTAGACTGAAGAACGTATCCAGAAGTACCAAGACTTAGTTGATTATAACCATTTGTTGAGTTACCAACTAATAACGCATTATTAGTAACAGTCTTATAACCAGTACCACCTTCAGTTCCTGCAAGAGCAGTTGATAACGTTAGAGTATTTGCTACTATATTAACGCCGAGAGTGCTGTTGGCAGTAATCTGGACGTTCGAAGAGTTGGCTACAAATCCACCACCGACACCGTATGGTACTAGGTAAGCCTGCAGGGTAGCCGTGGCTGAGTTAGAAGAAGTGTCTATGTTGACTGCAGTGTTTGGATTAGTATTAGAACCAAATAGCCAGAAGTATGGATTAGCGTTCGTCGATCTATTAGCGACGCGAACCATACCAGAATACCAGATGCTCGTGCTGTTACCTGCAGGAGAGAACCAGCCAGTATCTACGACGTCTGATGTGGTGTTGTTGTCACCGAGCTCGATGATGTTGTCGTTTACCTGAAGCGTTATGGTATTAACAGAGAATACCGTGCCAGTGACGACGAGGTTACCACCGACCGAAACGTTTCTGATAGTAAGATCAGTAGCAGGAGCGTTAACGTACGCACCGGAGATCGTAACGTTAGAGGCGATAGTCGTGTTTGTACCGTTTAGGAATGTGTTACCATTGAACGTCATAGACGTCGTGTTCATGCTGTAGACAGTGCCTGTGGCGTTGCTCATCAAGAACGAAGTGGTATTGATTACCGTGTTGCCGGTAGAGTTAGATACTGCGAGCTGAGGAGCCGCTGTAACCGTACCGTTGCCGAACAGCGCACCGTTGCCGGTTACCGATACGGCTGCAAGCGTGGTAGTATTACCACCGATGGCCAGCGACGTCGTATTGACTGATATGTTACCGGTCGTGTTAGCGACGTAGATGTTGACGGCGCTCGTGATCGTAGTATTACCGATCGTGATACCGGCAGAGTTGACAGTAGCAGTAGCCTGAGTAGATGTGTTGCCGACGACCTGGAAAGTAGATGAGTTGGCTACGGTGTTTACCGTAGTGTTACCGAGGACGATCGACGTGCCGGTGTTGCCGACGATGCCAGTCGTGCTGATCGTAACTACGTTGGCTGTAGAGTTGCTTATAGCGTATGAAGTTACTGAGATAAGAGTATTGCCGGTCGAGTTGGCAATGTTGATGCCTGGCAGACCAGTTACTGAGCTGTTACCGATGGTTAGGTTGTTAGCGAGTAGTGTGGCAGTCGGTAGTGTGGTAGTATTACCGGTGATGAAGAACGACGATGAGTTCTGAGTTGTGTTAGCGGTAGTGTTACCGACGTATTGGATGGCGCCTTGGTTGGCAAAGAAACCGGAGGTGTTGGCTACTAGAACGACGTAGTTCGCGTTGCTCATGGTATAGGACGTAGTGTTTACGACCGTGTTACCTATTGAGTTCGCAAGAACGAGTGTCGGCGCGCCGATTACCGAGCTGTTACCAACGACCAGACCGTTCGATGTCATAGTGGCGGTTGGTAGAGTCGTGCCGTTGCCGGAGATAAAGAATGAAGTGGTGTTCTGTGTCGTGTTGCCGGCCGAGTTACCGACGTACATTATTGTAGTATTAACTACTGCAGTCGGACTTACGAGCGAGGTGTTGCCGACGAATAGAGAATTAGCTACGAATAGATTGTTCTGAGTCTTATCGAACGTAAAGCCGGCGACGCCGTTTGCGACGCCAGAGTCGTTGAACTGAATGTTGGTGTTCGCGCCAGAAGTACCAGTGCCCCAGTATATCGCAGTACCGTTTGTGACGAGAACCTGTCCGTTGGTACCAACTGAGCCGTTAGCGGTAAGAGTCGTAACGATGGCGTTGGCGACGATGATTCTATCGATGCCGGAAGTGGCGTTTGCTACGAGCGCTTGGTTGGCTGTAAGCGTACCAGGATAACGCGCTCCGGCGATTGCGGCTGCGCCCGAACCATCTGGAAGGCCGATCCAGAGAGTGTTACTGGCTTGGGTATATGCTAACTCACCATTTGAGAGACCAGTAACAACGGCGTTGGCTACCGATCTTTTGATTTGAATCTTGTTATTGGCCATTTAAATGGTTCTCCTGAAATTTTTAATTATTTATATTTTAAAAAACGCCACCATCTAAATTGCCATCTATCTCGGTAAAATCAACGTGCTTTACTATGTAAGTATCTGTCGGTTGATCGTATATAAGAGTAGATCCATCTGATCTTTGAGTTAAATTAACGTCTACCATCTGATCTATACTATTCACGCCGGTGGATAGTACAGGAATATTCTTTAAAGTAACTGGAACAGATGTATCGATGATCCCACCAGTTCCGTGGGTCGATACATTGACTGTTCTCTTTCTGGATACTACTACATTTACCATTATGTTAACGGTGCGCTATTTGGATATATGTTCGTGTTTGGTGCTGGATAAGTCACGGCGGTCGCAGAAGGAGTAACTGTAACCAAGCCCTCTACGACTCTAGATACTGCACCTGACGCGGATTCTGTAATGTCCACATCGTATACGTATCTACCGGGTGTTATGCTAGAAGTTACATTAGCCGTCAGACTGAGCGTGATTATACCAGCTAGGGCGTTTACTGAAGTGGTGAATACTATAGAGTTTGAAGAAGTATACCACTTCTTCATCATAGAGTTAGCGTAAAATCCAGACAGATTTAGAGGAAAGCCTGTGTCGTCCGTCAGATTTAAGTCTGTCGAGAATGTCGTTCCCTGATCTATGACTATATTTGTCTTACTAGCCATTACGTCGTGATCCTAACAAATCGGATGGTAGCTGATGTCGTACCATTAGTTGGTGTGAAGTACAGTATCGATGTGGTACCGTCACATGTGACGTTGAAGTATCCGATAGAAGATCCAGTCGTCAACTGAGCGTATTCAGTCATCTGGACGCCCGTGGATAGCGCCATGACAAATATTTTAGTTGAGAAGTCGATGTTGTTGATGTTATCGCGAACGTGAATGATATAGTCGGCCGTGGTGAAGTTACCGGCGTTGAATGAGTCTACTAGCTGGAGGCCGACACCTACGGTATTAAACGTGGTGGCCGCTAAGTACGGGAAGCCTGAAAGAGCAGCCCATGATCCGTTAGCGTTCAAGAAGAACTGGCCGTTCGACACCTGGGTCGTGGTAGGAATGCCTAGCGTCAGAGTGCTTGAAGAGTTGGCTAAGCTGACAGTGTTGTATGAGATTACGGTGTTGGTCGTAGAGTTGCCGACGTACATTCCTGCAGCGCTTACGGCTACAGAGTTTACCGTTAGCGTATTTGCGAATATGTTATTATTTACAATTTGATTGTTTGAGGTAAAAGTTCCAGTTATACTCGCGTTACCAACGGCGGTAGTAGAACTGGTATTAGCGTCAGTGGTCACAACACAAGTTGACATAGCAGTTGCTAACTCGTTTGTACGCGATCTCCAGTAGTCAAATGTGTTCGTTAGATTCGTGTTTGCGATTGTTAGCATTTATTATTTTCTCTTAGTAATGCTTGAAGCATATTTTTTATGTCTGAGAGATCTTTCTCTACTTTTTCGATTCTCTCATTAGTTCTTGTAGTATTATTTATAAACTGCTTCTGACGCTTGTAAGCTTCAAGTTTTGCGTTATCCACGCTAAGAATCGCTCCAGAAGAAGGATCTTTAACAAACCCTTCTGTGTCTGTTTTTATGTATTGAGTCTCATTGATCATAGTTGTAGAGCCAGTGCCTGTAGACTGTCGATAATTGGAATCTTAGAGCTGTCTTTTGACTGTAGAATGATCTTAATAGCGAACTGTTTGAAGTTCGTATAAGCAGCGCCAGTGTTAGAGACATACGACGCACCGCCTGACGCTACAAGATAGGCGTTCACTTGACTGCCTGTTGAGCTCCAAGGCTCACCTACAGACAGAGACACGTTGTTCTGAATAGCTGTGATAGTCTGTCTGTCGCCGGCGATACCGATTATGCTGCCGACGTTGAACTGCGAAGTGAAGTACGTCGTGTTGAGACTGTGCGTCTGACCAGGATTAGTAGTAGCTCCAGTTAGAGTAGTCGGTGACGTGTTGTTCTGCTGAATGTTTAGTGTCACGGCCGTGCTATTAGAAGTCGCGATGTAGTAGCTGGTGTTGCCGGTCAACCCGCCGATCGCAGTATTACCAGAAGGTACGGCGTAGTATACTCTATCGCCTACGTTGAAGTACGAATTAGCGTTTGTGATGTAGATCGAGTTGTTGAAAACCGTTAGCGTGTTTGCCGTGAAGGTCTGGAAAGTACCGGTGATTGTGTTGTTGCTGGTCGACATGCTGACGGAGCCGAGTATGCTCGTGTTAGCGTTCGTGGCCATCCACGCAGTTGTTGGAGGAGGGACGATGTAGTATGCGTTAGCGGTGTATGTCGTTCCAAACGGGGCGTTCAGCGTGAGCTGTGTGGAGTTAGCGATAGACACTACCTGTCTAGCAGTCTCACCGTAAGTCGCGTTAGCGGCCATGTTGATGTAGTACCCGACGTCGATCTCACTGCCAAACAGCGTTCCTACGCCGTTGATCACGGTGCACGCACTTGTCGTGGTGATGGTTCCGGATGTTGGAACTAGGCTATAGCCGTTGTAGAACGAGTACGTATACTCTCTCATGTCAGATGGATTACTCGGATCTGCATAGATGGTGTACGACAGATTGTTCAATGGCGTCCAAGTCTTAGCGCTGATGACGTCTGGATCTTGTCCGCTTAGAAGCTTAACATAGACCTTGATGTCAGTTCCAGGCGGTCTATGGGCAGATAGAATTACCTGCAGGTCCTGCGCGTCTTGTCCAGCAGCTAGAGTAACTACCTTTGATATATACTTTGTTCTAGATAGACCGTTGTTATAATACTCGTTATATGAGAACTGTGGATAGTCTACCAAGTTTCTAATGATAAGTGCGTTCGCGCGAACGGTGTCGATCAGAGGCGACACGAAAGGAGTGTCAGTCGTAAAGTTAGAATGGACAGTCATAGACTTCGCGCCACCCATACGGGCTACTTCGTTAGATACGCTCGCTACCATTCTCTCTTGGTCATAGAATTCTGTCTCATAACCGAGAGTAATTGAATTCTCATTGCTCTCGACCGCGTAGGTGTTGCTGGTTCCTTTATACTTATAAGTTAAGGCAGTACCTGCTGGTGAGATGAAAGAGAACTGTCCAACGATGTCGTTGATCTTTGGATTGTACATAGCATTAGTGTTGGCGTACGCGACCAGCGTGGTGTTCGTTACAGCGTTTGTCGCTGCAAGCGAGGCGTTAGCGAATCTATGTACCTGTATGAAAGCGTTGTTAGTAAAGTTTGCAGTGGAGTTCTCTACGTAGAACAGACCTTTGACGTTGTCGTAGTATCTTAGAGTACCCTGAATGCTCGTAGTTACTGTATTCACCCACGCATTAGCTGCGACATAGACCGTGTCTCCGGGAAGAAGTGTCGAAGTGCTGTTTGAATA